TTTTATAGTACTAAATTTATTTATATAATCTAATTTAGATTTTTTATAAAATAAATGATTTAGTTGAAAATATTTTTTATGATTATTTGGGTCATCCAAGCTGCTGGATCCTGCCCATTCAAAGCCAGTACCACTTCTATATGCTACTGTGGGGGATGAAGATGAATAAAAATTTCCCCCTGCATCTGATAAACTAGCAGAATTAAATGTGCTTTGTTTATGGGCATTAAAGGGGACAATTGATATATCCGATTTTGAAAATTTTTTAAATACTGTAGACATTTCATTTTAATAATCAAGTTTGATCCTTACTAAAGCTTCTTTAGTAAAATCTTTAGCTAGTGGTTGAGATAATTTAGCTATTGCTAATAATTCATTTGCATCATTATATAAACCTACTGTAGTAATAAATACTTTAGGATTATTTGCCATAGTATTAAATTGTAGTGTACCATCTGTTTTAGTAAATGATGGGTTAGTTGAATAATTAAATTCTTGATTAGTTACTCTTGTAAAATAAAATTGAGATGATACTTTTTCTTCAGCATCTACTACAAAAGAAGCACCACCTAAAATAGCCTCATAGAGTTTTTGAGCATTTTTACCACCAGCAGTAGCTACTGTTGTGGATGGGATAAGATCTGAAATAACTGTTTTTAAAGCATCAGGATTTAAAATTATAACACCTGCATCAGGGTACACAAATCCGTATGATCCACCAGCTGTTTGTGCTAATGTAGTCCCCTTCATAACACCACTTGAACCACTAACTAAATTAAATTGTCTTCCTAAATTTGTAAGTGTTGCTGACCCTGAGGTAGTAGCACTATCATCAGTTAAATGTAGTGTTTCACCTGAATCTGTTAATTTTAAATTTAAAGAACCTAGTTTTAGTCCTTGTTTAATTCTTGCTCTTTCAATATTAATTACATAAATATCAGATGGTGTTGTTCCATTAAATGTAAAATTTTGATCTTCATCACCATAAACTAATTGACGATATTGGCTATATATAGTTCTTGTAGCACTATAACCTTCCCCACCAGTACCTGATGAAAATGGTGCAGATCCTGAACCTTTTTTATGACCATATGCTATTGAAAATTCTACTTTTCCTGTAGCGCTAATTCTTTCTGCATTTGTTTTAAAAACAGGAAGGAAAAATTGACCTGAACTTGATGGATTAGCATAATTTAAAGCTTCAGTTGAACCTGTATGGAATGTAGTTAATTCATTTATATCATCAGTCCATGCATTACTATTGATTTTTTCTGTACTTAAAACTATATCTCCGCTATTATATCTTACAAATGTTGACATTTATTTTTTATTTTATGCTGTTATACCTGTGGTTCCTGTGGCTGTAAATGATGTAGCTGTTACTGTTTTAGAAACTGTAACAGGAACTGTTATTCTAGCGCCCGAATCTAAACCTGTTATTGTTAAAGTTGTAGTTAAAGTACTATTATTACCAAATAATGTTGTACTATTAATAGCTGTTAAAGTAACTGATTCTCCTCTTACAGTTTGTCCTAATGCTTCTCCTGTAAAAGGAATGTTTGTTATAGAGGTAGAATTAGCACCTGTTCCTACAAAACTTGATAGTAATCTTCTATCAGCAATAGTAAATAAATATCCACTAGTTTCTGATACATTATTAACACCTGCAAAATTAAATGTTTGTGGGGTTACTGAATTTTGTTGTCCTAATCCTACATTAATTGAAGTAGAACCAACTTGTAATATAGGTAATTTAGTAGTTCCTCTAGGTAAAGTAACTAATTTATGAATCATTATATTATTTTCATCTGGAAAAGCTTCAACTATTGGTAAGTTTTCAATTGCTTCACCAAAAAATTGTGAACCATCTGGATGGTTTTCATTATATAATGTGTAATCAATTTCGTCATCACCTAATGCAAATTGAGTAATTCGAAAAGAACCATCATTTCTAGATAAAAGTTCTCTTCCTCTTCGTGTTAAAATAGCATCTACTGTTACAGATGAATTATCTAAATATCCCATATTAATTGTATTTTGTTATAAATATATATCTTTCTTTTTCTATTAAACTTTTTTCATATCTACATCTATTAGATTATAATCTACTACATAATAACCATTAGTGTCTTTACTTACAGCTTTATCTAATCCTAATCTTAATAAATCTTGTGCCATAGTTCCTGTGTATGTTTCTGTTTTTCCTTTATAATTAAATTTATATATTGGAATACCAGATAATGATTTTCTTAAGAAAATTATATTTTCTTTTAACCTAATGTCAGATGTTAGTTTCTGTGTTTCGTCTCCTGAACCATCAGGAGTAAAACTTATATTTAAATCAGTATTTACTTGTTTAAAAGTTGGTTCCTCTTCTATTTTACGTAATCCTTCTCTTAAACCTTTTTGTTTAGCAGATACTCCACCCAAATTAAAGTTGGCTGAAGTACCACCTGTAGCGCCTAATCCTGCATTTGATAAGAAGATATTTAATGATTCTTTAATTGTTGGATGAAGATTATTTGGTATTATGACACCTCCATTTCCTATTCCTGCTGGTGCTTCTGTTGAAATATTAAAATCTAAATGTATACAATTATTTCGTTCTTTTTCTCTAAATAACACATATTCTTCTTTTTTTATTTGTTTTACATTACTATTATAACCAGATGTGGGAAATACAGTAGTACTAAATCTTCCATGAGCGGCTTCTAATCCAAATTTATTATCCGTTTGAAATGCAGGAGTAAAATTACTTCCACTATAACCTAATAATAATAAATTGTAAGCTTTTATTAAATTTTTTTCATTTAAAATTCCCTTTCCATTTTTTCCTAAATTAAAACTAATAAAATATTTATCTGTATTTTGTAATAATTGGCTACTTAAACCATAATAATATCCTTTAACAGAATTAACTTGATCAATACTACCTAAGTGATCTATTGTTATAGCTTCAATACCCTCTTCTGAAACATTACCTTGAGAACCTGAGGCACCAGTTTGATCTATAAACCATTCTTCTATATTGGGATTAATATAAAATCTTCCATTAAAATCACTATTTGTTAATTCAGAACTTTCAGGAGTTGGGTCATAAACAAAAAAATTAGTATCAAACAGAGCTTGAACTTTTGTATCTACTGAACCACTACCTAAAAAATAAGCTGCTGCAGGAAAAAATTCTCCTTTATTATAACATACATTATATTGTGGTTTAACATAACCATTATTTTGATTATTAAAAAACCTTACACTACATTTGTCTTTAAGTTTAAGATCATGTTTCATTAAACTGTCAAAAAAATGAAAACTTGGATCTTTAGGATTATTTCCAGGTTCAATTTGAGAAAAATCAGTAGGTTCATCAATATTAAAAGTAACAGCTCTGTCTATTTTAAATTTAGTAGATCCTACAATAGTTTTATTAGGTAATATTTGTTCAAATTCATCTATTGTTGGATAAAAAACACCAGCTGCAGCATCAAGTGAATTTTCAGCTTGATTAAATACATAAACAGTTCTACTATACTGTTCAATGACGGGTTCTCTACCAAAAGTAACATCACCATCAGTAAATTCATTAATTTTAGCTGAGGTTAGTTTAGTACCTTTATAACGGGCGTTTTTCCATCCTTCTCTTTCAAATTCGGAATCATTAATATCTACTGTGTATAATCTATCTCCTATTGCCATTAAAAATCTTCTACTTTTTTAGTTTTTATTCTAAAATATTTTTTACTTTTTCTTCCACTAATAGCATTATTAAATAATGGAAGTGAAGTATTATCAAATGATACATATTCACTTTCTGGTCTTATATCATAAGTAACTTCAGTTAATAAACTTTCACCTACTAAATTAAAAGGTGAATCTTCAGAAGTATATCTTATATCATAATTAGCTTCATAATTATTATGTTTTTCAAACTTAGGTAAGGTTGATGGGTTACCAAATTTAGATCTTTCTAAATAATGGGGTTCAATTAAGATACCTGTTTTTAAATTAGCTTTAGCGGGCACCATACTTTCTATCATTTTAAATAAAGTATGATCAAATTGTTTGGTATTATATATAAAATCAGTATAATCAAATTTATTAGGTCTTTTTTGAAAATAAGTATTACTTATTTCTTTTAAACTAGGATAATTATTTTTATCTATATCGGTGGGGTCACCTATATAATCATCTAATCTAAAAGAGCCTAAATTTAAAATTATATCTTTATTTATAGCAAATGATGGTGAAAAATAAACACCAATATCATTAGTATCTAAGGGTTGTCTGTCTAATACTGATGTTTCTGTTTTTATATCAGGAGATAATATATTATCTACTACTTCTCCACTGTCTAATCTTACTTTTTTACTAGTTATAGCTTTACCTGTAGTATCTGGTGAAGGTAAATAGCGGTCTTCTGTTCTATGAATCCATCTTTGTGTTGTCATATTAATAGAGATAGGATCTAAATAAGTTACACTTGAATTGGGATGGAAACTATTGGTACTTTGTTTAAAATTTCCTCCTAAAGGTAATCTTAAAACTAAATTTGTAAATGATGATGAAATATTATTACCATTATACATTGACGGTTCTAAAGCATGTTTTGTTAAAACATCATCTGTTAGTAATTCACCAAAATGGTACCTAATTTCTTGTAATGAACCTGAATAATATAAACCATCTATATTATCAGTAGTACTTCCTGGTTCTATTCCACCTATATAACAAAAAGCAGCTCCTGCATCACGTGCATGGGTAGAGTCACCCTTTCCATCTCCAAACTGTAAGCCCCATGCATTTGCTTGGAATCTAGTATCTTGTAAGGGAGATAGAGATGTTACTTTATATACATTTTGTCTTTCATTAGTTTGATATGCTCCAAAAGATGTACCTATAGCTGTGTCACTTGAATTTCCTATAGCATTAGTCCCAATAAATATATTCCAATAATTGCCATTATATACTGGGAAATAATTTGAAGATGCAGTAACATTGTCATTATCTCTACTCCATTTTAATCTACCATATAGGGTAGAATCTCCTGAGGATGTTATATCAGGACCTGAGTAAGGTTCTAATGTAAGATGTTGGTTATATGTTAATTCATGTGATGATGGTTGTGATCCTGATAAGCTAAATAAATGATAATTACTGGTAGATCTATATGGTTTAATTCTAAATTCTACTGTTTTAGCTGATGCTGATATATCATTAGTTAGTGAGGATGACCATGGGGTTTTTAAAAAATACCCATTTGTACCTGAATTTCCATTAAAATCAAAAAATTCTTTAACATAGTTATAAGTTTTAAATGTGGATGAATTTGAAGTTGATCCTCCAAATTCTTTAACATTTAAAATAGTAGATGGTATTCCATAAGATGTAATTAATGCTCTAATTCCTCTTTTAGTACCTTTTGTTTTTAAAAGATATGGTAAATTATGATAAATTCTTTTCCATTTTTCTTTTGTTATATCTGCTTTGGGTAAAGAACCATCGTTAGAAGCTGTAATTAGTGTTTGGGGAGTTGTAGATGAAGTGGAATGATATAAAGAACCATCTTTATTTGTCCCTGTTAAATATTCAAATAAATCTGCATTTTCAAATTCATCAAATACTTGAATGCCTAGTCCTTTTAGGGCATTATAAACTAAATCTTTATCAATTCCTCTAGTTAATTTATTTTCTGCTTTTTTATTTTCAGTTAATGATTTAATATATAACCAAGATTGATCAAAATGTTGACCAACCATATCAACAAATAATTTGTATTGGTCATTATTAGTATCATTTTTAATATATTCAGGAATTAATTTATTTAAATTATATAAATTTTGGTTATCAAATTCAGAAGAAGATAATATTTGTCCCCCATAATATTCATTTGCACCTTCATTACTTCCAAACCAAGTTAATGATTGGGAGGATGTTATAACTCTTTGAGTATATGGTTTAGTTGAATTAGATTTAGGCCATGAATAAGTTCCTGATTCAAAATATAAAAATCTTTCATATCCGTCAAATCCTCCTATAACTTTTTTTCGTTTATTTTCTACAATTTTTTTACTATTTAAAGTAGTAGTAGAAGTAGCAGCATTACCTGTTATAGTATTGATATTAGATATTTGGGAATTATATAATTCTATTAGTTTTAATTTATATTTAAAATTATTTAATCTTTCAGTAGCCGAACTAAAATGTACAAAATTTTCAAAATGATACCCTGAATCAGTTGCTAAATTATTATATTCAACACTAGGTTCAAAACTACTACTTAATGCATTTAACATATTTTCATAACTAGAAGTAATTCCTCCTCCTAATAATTCATCATATGTTTTGAATTCTGAAGGAATTGAACTATTTAATCTAGTATCAATTTTAAAATTAGGACCTGCAATTTGAATTCTAGAATCTTCTACCGAAAGTGGTTCTAAATTTAATGTAAGTAAAGCAGGTTCTATTAAATCTTCTGTGATTCTTAATGTAAAAGTACTAGCAATAGTAGGTGGTAGGGGATCTAATAATTTAATTAATAAAGAATAATCATCGTCTGATTTATCTAAAAAAATATTAATTGCTGTAATATTAGTACCATTTCCAAAATTTAAAGTAAAATCTTTAAAAAATGTTGATTGGTTTAATTCTTCAAAAAATATATTATAACGTTGTTCTAATTGTATATTATCTAGTTCAAGAGTATCTATTCTAATTTCACGTCTTGAATTAGAAATTTCTTTTATAGAAAAAGATTTTAAAAAACTATCTATAATTTTTTTTCTTTGAAATCTATATTCTACTTTATATTGACCTGAATTAAAATTAAGGTCTCTTAAATCTTGTTCAGGGTTTACTATTATTTCATTTGATGTACCATCAGTTTGTTTTCCTTCTTCAGTAAAAATATAATTTTTAAAATCACGGGTATGGGATATTAAATTATCAGTAACATCATATACATTAAATTCTACATTATCCTCTACTTTTCCAAATGTATTAAATAAATTAACAGTTTTATTAGAATTATTGGGGACATTATCTATAAATTTAGATACTTTCTTTTCAAATTTTTTAGCTATTGATTTAATATTAATTTTACTCATAGTAGACCCACCTTTACCTGAAGAAGGTAAAGAGGCATTCATATTAGTATTTTTGTTATCTTTGTAGCTAGCCATTTATTATCTTTTTACTTTAGGTATAGATATATCTTCAACAATAACATCTGGGGAATCATTAGTAAAACTTACTATTCCACTGCCATATTCATGAACCCAATCTTTACTAGATCCTCTTCTATCTACCCTACCAAATATGTCTATTTGGTAAAAATCAGGTTTTCCTTTAAATTCAAATGTTTCTTTCCTGTATTTATTATAACTTCCTTGTTTTACTGTTTTAAAACCTTCAAAATCAGTAAAAGTAACTTTATATCTTTTCTTTTTTCTATCTTTTTTCTTTCCTAATTTTTTACCACCTTCTAAAGTTAGATTCACTTTAATGGTTTTTTCTTGTTTTTCTTCTAATTCTAACTCCTCTATCCCACTTAAATCATTATTTAATAGTTGATTATTTAAATCAAGAATTTGCTTTTCTAAATCTCTAATTATTTCATCTTTAGGATCTTGATAATTCCCATAAAATTCAGTACTTTGATCTATTAAAGTTTTATGTGAAGTAGCCCCATCTCTAGGAATATCATAAAATAATTTATCATAATAGCTAAAAAATTGATCAACTGATACTAAATCTTCTTTAGGAATTAATTCAGAAAAAGTTCTATCAATAGATCTATTACCTATTTCCGCATCAACTGTAGTTTTATCTAATTTTATAATTTGAGGATCCATTATCTAACTACTTTAAAATGATAATTATTATCAAATATTTCTATACCATCATTATTTATATGTTTAAATAATAAACGATAGTATCTTTCTGGTTGTAATCCATTCATATATATTTTGAAATACATTCCTTCTGAATCTGCACTTAATTTAGTATAATCATCATCAAATGGGATGATTTCTTCTTCTGTATGTGCATCTCGTATACTATAATAAGATGCAGTAGTAAAATACCCCACATTTAAATAATTTGATGTATTTGTAAATGTTCTATTAGGGTATTTATCTCTTACATTTAATCTAAATGTAGCTTCTTCATTTACATTATATTCTTCTTTATTTCTATATAAAGAAACGTTTAATTTACCACTAGTTTTAGTTGTTGATTGTGCACCAAAATTATGTATACTATCATCCCATTTAAAAGTTAATTTAGGAGGAAATATTGTATGAGTATCAACTGAAAAATAACTTAAAGTTCCTTTACTACTTAAAGTATCTGTTTCTATATTATTAGGATATTTAATTATAAAACCATTATTAGGAATTCCTGTAGGATATGTTTGACCACTAAATATACTTGAACTAAATTTTTGAACTATTGAGGTAACATTTAAATTTAAATCTAAAATTTCTGCATTAGAAAAAGATTGTAAATTTGAAAATGCACTACCTGTATACCAAGCACCACCACCTTGAGTAAGAGTAGATGTGCCTATAGATCCTGTAGTACCTAATGCAAAATTAGATGTAGCCCATTCTGTTTTTCTGTTAATATTATCTCTATAAATCCATGAACATCCATTTGATAAAATAGGTAAATTAGAATATCTACCTGACCCTTCATCCCATGATCTAGATACTGCAAATACTTCTATTTGTTGATTTTGACCTAAATTTTTATGTTCGGTAGAAAATAATTGTAAATTAGCTGAAAAATTTCCTGTTATTTTATTGGAAATAATATGGTTAATTTCAGAATCTTTAAATTGTATAAGAATTCTTGATGGATAATAAAGATTATTATTATCGCCTTTTTCTTTTACTAATTCTAAAATTTCATCATTACCTGTATTTAAAGTATCTCTATCAGGATTACTATAAATTGTGGCATCTTTTTCGGGAAATATTGAGTAATAAGCCATATTATGTTACAATTTGTCCTTTAATATCTACATTAGGGTATTTTACTTCAAAAATACATGGATCTAAAGATGGGTATATAATATCATTTATAGTTGCAGATTGAAGATCGTATTTATATTTTGAATAACCTAAAGATTCACCTGATTTATTATTATATTTTATATCTTGCACTGATTGTACTCCTTTTACCCCTAATAAAGTACTAATTATTTCAGCTTTAATAATTGGTTGACCAATTTGCCATTTATCAATATTAAAAAAAGATTGAAGTGATTGTACACATCCTAATAATATTTCTTGATTATTAAATCCAGGAGAAACTCTAACTTTAAAATTAACACTTATATTAATTACAAATGCATCCTTAATATTAATAGCATCTGTTAGCATTCTAAATTGTTCTAAATAAGTAGATAAGTTAGTTTTAGTAGCATTAGTTAATTCAGATAAGTTTTTATTTGCATTATATCCTAAAGTATACATATTTAAAGCAAGAGGGTTTGCAATTCTTGTTTTATTTTCAGTGGTTAAAGGATTTATTTGATCATCTTGTTCTAAATAAACTTTAGCTATATTACCAAATCTTGAGGGCATAGATAAAGCTCTTAAAAGATAATCATCTTTAGTTACTGTTCGTTTTTGAGAAGCAAAATTTGCCATTGCATTAAATCTAATTTCTTCAATACTTTCGGCATCACCCCCACCTGTTGCTGCTTGGGGGTTATTTGATGCTATACTTGCTATTATAAAACTTTTTATATTAGCATTTAAATTAGGTTTAGTAGAAGAAAATACAGTTTCTGGTTTTGTTATAGTTTCTGATGCTACATTAGAACTAATCCCCCCACCTACTAAATAAGTAACTGTTAATGTAGTATTAGCTGGGACAATTCCATAAGTACCTGTGAATAAAAAATTAGATGGGTCATATGCTCTATCTAAACCACTTCTACCATCACTAAGTCCTAATCCTATATTATTGGGATTAGGTATTATTTCTTCATCTGGACTTGTTAAAGTACCCGCTCCAAATTGAATTTCACAATTTGTTTCAGATGTAAATCTAGATACAAATCTTCTAGGAACTGTTTTAATTTTCATTAAATATGGGGCAAATTGCCTGTCTGAATATAATACAGAGTCATTATTATATGTATTAGTTTGTTCATCAAATACGGTATCTTGAGCTAAATAATCTACTTCTGTATATTCATTCCCATCACTGTCTTCTATTTTTTCTATTCCTATTATATTATTATCTGTTAGATTAAGTTTTAAAAATTTTTCAGGAGAACTTATACCAAAAGTTGTAGTTTTTCTAACTGCTGAAATAACTTTTGTAGTTTTTTTAAGTAAATAATATAATGGATTTCCATCACCATCTATTTGATAAACACTAGTTTCAGTAGGACTTGCTGAACCAGAAATGCTAAAATCGATTAATTGTTCAGTAACAAAACTAATTCCTGCTTGTGTAGAACTAAAAGAAGATCCTTCACCCATTGTTAATGCATAATCATAGTCTGGTTTATAATTAGATGTAGAATCTTTAGCAGGTAATAATTGAAATATTTCTAAATTAGTACTAGATGCTTTAGTAACTTGAGGTCTATATCCTAAAGAATAAGCTAAATTATATAAATTTTTCTTTTCTTGAGCTAATAATAAAAATGTTTCTTGTAATTGGGTATCTGTGTAATATGAAAGAACATCACCTACATAAGCCGCCATTTCTAGAAACATCATTCCAGGGGATCCATCAGAAAAGTCATTAAACGATTGAGGGTAATATGTTTTAGTATATTCAATTAATTGATTTCTTAATGAATTAAAATCTCTATTAAGATATTTAATATCTTTTTGGGGTGTATTACTTGTATTAGAATATGCCATTATTTAAATTATTTTTGTTCATAAGGTGCAGGACCTCTTTCATTTATCCCTCCTATTCCAATTTGAATAGCATCTTGTTTACCATTTAAATTTGAAATATATTCTATCGTAACTCTAACAGTATTTGTATTAACTTCTTGATTAACAATAACATCAGATATAGTAATCATTTTATTTAATTTAGCATCTTGAGCTATTGCCTCTTGAATTTTTATTTGAAGATCATCTTTACTTATTTTTTGTTCAAATAATAAACTATTTAATCCTGCCCCAAAATTTGGTCTATTTATTAATTCTCCAGGTTCAGTAAGAATTACATGAATTAAATTAGATTTAGTTTGATCTTGAGTAGTATAATTAGTATTAAAAACACCAGGTCCATTAAAAGGTAAGGCTACTCCTACTCCTGTCGAAGGAGTTAAATCTAATGGATCTATTTGTTGTTGTATTTGTGCCATTAAGGTCTACTATTTTTCTTTTTATCTATAGCTCTCATTAATTCACGATAATCTCTATTTACAACATTTGAAACTTCAACAGGCATTGGTGATTCTGGTATTAGTGTTGATTCAAGGTTTGTATTACCTTGAGCTGTTTCGTTTAATAAATCATTTAATGCCATATTAGAGGTAAATTGTTGGGAAATAGATTTACCCATAATTTTTTCTTTTAAAGATGATTTTACACTTTTAGGAATTGGGTTACCTACTCCCGTAGCTGTTGTATTACGTTGTGTTGGTTGTTCTACAATTGTAGATTTAAATTCATCACGTAAATCTTCTTTAAGTGTTTTAATTTCACGTCGAAGAGCAT